TTAGAAAATGATAAATTAGAAAATATAAAAGAAGATTTTTATTCTCCTGCTGAAATAATAAATATATACATGAATGAAGAAAGAAATAAGGATAAATTTATAGAAAGATTATGTAAGAATGAGCATGTTTAAAAGAAAAAACCTTTTTGTTTTTGTTTCTTAGTTTTATTTTTCTTTTTTCTATTACTTTTTGTTTTTTTATCTTTTTCTTGATTGACTTTTTCTTGATTGACTTTTTCTTGATTGACTTTTTCTTGATTGCGTTTTTCTTGATTGCGTTTTTTTTCTTTTTCTTCTTGTTTATCAAGTGGACGATATCTCAAAAACCATTCTTCATATTCAGGATCATTACGTTTTCCTTTTAATTCAGCAAATTTTTCCGCTTTTTCAGCACGTATTTCTTCCACAGTTTCTTGGTGTCCCATACAATTTATACTAAATCGTTTTAACAAACCTTTTTGCGCTAATCTATTTTTTTCTTGAACTTTAAATAAATAATTAGACATGCATAATATACGATCTTTATCATAATAAGGACGATTTGCATATAAAAATGCTAACCAAAAGCTAAGCATAGTATCAATTGTAGCAATTTTAACATCATAACCGTTTTCTTTTATAATATTATAACTGTGACAAGCTAATGGTTCGTAAATAAATGCTATAGTATCATTTCCTACTTTTATTTCATAATTAGGCGCTATAATTTCACCAATTCCAGGCCGCTTTATAATTCTAACATTTTTTACATCAATATCAGTTAAACGTTCTTTCACAATTTCAGCAGTAAGCAAGGGTTCTTCAGAAAGAACATCAAAATCAGGAATTTTTTGAAATTTATGACGTAATTTTGATGGCATATATTGAGAATATAATGTTAGAGCATAACCACCAAAAAATACAACACCTTGATCTATTAAAGTATGTTGAACATTATCATAAATTTTATCAGAAAATTCAGAATTTCCCATTTTTCTTTGAAATTCAATCTCATAACATTGCTTTCCTACAAGAGGATGATGTTTATTTAATAGTGTTAAACGTTTCAAAACTTTTTCCCATCTACTAACATCACCTGCTGGTCTTGATAATTCTAAATACATACCCATACGAAGAAGATTTGGTGGAGCATATAAAATACCAGCAACTTTTATTGATTCTTTTTTAATAGCATTAAATAGATCTTTAGGTAAAGAAGTTATATCAGCTACTGGTATAAAATTAACAAATACTTTAAATGTGCCATGATGTTGTCCTGATTTAGCTTCAACTTCTTGAAAACCATTTTCAACGTAAATATCAGTTAATTCCTTGGCATCATTTAACGCATTTGGACTATAAAAATCATAATCAGGAATTTCAATATCTTTATTATAAAATTGGTCTTGTTTTGGTAAGATATTGTTAATCGCTGTGCCACCATAACATACCAGACTTTTTTTTCTTAAAAAATTTTCTACTATTCCTATTATGCGTTTAACTTCTGGAGAATTAGCCGTTTTCTTTCCTTGTTTCTCTTCTGCTTTATCAACTGCGGTTCTTAAAATAGCTAATTCACAGTCACTAAATGTTAAATCTTTACATAATTCATTTTTTTTCATTAATATTTCTATATATTAATGATAAAATAATTTATAAAAAAACTATAGGAATAATTACTAATTATTTTATGATAATCCTAAAATAATATGAATAATAAATTATTCTTATTTTTATTTATATATTAAAACTATAAAAATCGGATTTAACTGTTTTTGTAGCATATGATAATTCTGGATTTTGTGCTGGAGGTAATGGAACTGTAACTGGTATGTAACGTAAATTTTCTGGTTTTAACACAAACGCATAACCTTTTTCATCAAAGAATATATCATTTTCTTCAATATTTACATCAATTTTTTGATAACGCATTGCTAATAGTTGACAGCCCATTTCTCTCATAACTAAGGAACTAGGATTTTCAGGATTAGAACCCTTATCTGGCATACCAATTGTCATATTTTGTTTATTAAAATCAATTAATTCATTCATATCTGGTGTATATTTAATATCATAATAATGTAATGCTCTCATAAAAACAGAATTACTAGTCATATTTACAAATCTATAGAATTCAGGACATTCCAAAAATGATATATTACTTCTATCAACAATAATTACTACTTTACCTAATAGATTTTTGATAGGCACGTTACCAAAATTTTTACCATTATTTTCAGAATCGTAATCTTTACTTAATAAAATAGAATCATAATTTTCTAATAACTTCGCAAAATTTTGATACATTGTTTGATTTGTGCTTTTAATACGTAAATGTATTATAATTGGATCACGAGAATTAGGAGCAGTAGAAGTTGAAAAAGCATAATCTCTTATTATATTCATTACATCAACAAAATTTACATAATTAAATGTTTCCTTAACATAATAACTATCACTTGTTGAAGTTGCTACAACTGGTCCATCATTGATAGAAAATATTTCAAAGTCTAAACCTCTTACACCTTGTTTTAAAAGTGTCTTTAAATTACATGTATCCACATAATCATTTTTGTAATTACCACCACTACAACAATTATATGCTGTCTTAATATAATAATCCTTAAATGTATAATTAAATTGGTCAGAATCATCTATAGATCTAATTTTGCCATTTAGATCACCATAAATTTTATTCATGTTTTTACATTCTCTACCTCTTAAACCATTAAAGTAAAAATATACTAAAAATGAAATTATTATTATTATAAATATTATACAACTTATAAGCACTACAGTAGTAGATTCTTTCATCTGAGATAAATTTTTTACTACATTAGATATATTTTTGTTTGCGTTTGAAATATTATCCATACTATATTATATAAATAAAAATATTATAATAATATATGAAAAATTACAATTTATTATATTTAGTGTTTGGTATATTGATTATATTTAGTATAATATTTTTGTATTTTAAATTTTATTATAATTCTTATATTCATTATAATGGTGGAAAATGTATTGTTTGTAAAAACATTAAAGGACAACATATTCACGCATTAAATGATAATTATAATTTAATAAAAAAATATGATAATTATGCTAATAATAATGTTGAATGTATTTTATGTAAAAATTACCCTAATTATTTACATATTCATGTTTTTACACCCTTGCTTAGCGAATAGTTACTAATACTTTGCACTGATGAATTACTCTATAATTGGCGAAACAAAGTTGTAAAAATCAATAAACTTTTGTAAATTATATTATCATGAATATGTAATTAAAAATATATTATTATATTATAAAAAATATGGCTGGAGGACTTTTACAACTAGTAAGTCAAGGACAACAAAATATAATTTTAAATGGAAATCCTAGTAAGAGTTTCTTTAAATCTACATATCATCAATATACTAATTTTGGATTACAAAAATTTAGAGTTGATTATGAAGGCTCCAAGACATTGCGGCTTTCTGAAGAATCGTATTTTACTTTTAAAATACCAAGATATGCGGATCTTTTAATGGATTGTTATTTATCAGTTGTTTTGCCAAATATATGGAGTCCAATTTTACCTCCTCAACAAATTACTGAGCAAACAACAATTCAAGGTCTAGGTAACATTGAACAATGGGCTCCATATGAATTCAAATGGATTGAATATATAGGAGCAAAAATGATTTCTAAAATTAGTTTTATATGTGGTAATTATACATTACAAGAATATTCAGGTGATTATTTATTAGCTGCTGTTCAAAGAGATTTCTCAAATACTAAAAAGGAATTATTTTATAATATGATAGGTCATGTTCCTGAATTAGTTGATCCAGCAAATGCTGAATCTCGTGTAAATTCATATCCAAACGCATTTTATACTGGAGATGTAGCAGGTCCAGAACCTTCTATTAGAGGTAGAATATTATATATTCCTTTGAATAATTGGTTTGGATTAAAATCACAAATGGCATTTCCTTTAACATCTTTACAATATAATGAATTACAAATTAATGTTACATTTAGACCAATTAATCAATTATTTCAAATTCGTGATGTATTTGATGCGTTTAATAATTATCCATATATAGCACCTAATTTTAACTCTTGGTATATGCAATTTTATCGTTTTTTACACCCTCCACCTGATTTATGCTTAGATATAACATCTTATCCAGATCAAAGAGGTATTTGGAATGCTGATATTCATTTAAACTGCACTTATTGTTTTTTATCTAATGATGAAGAAAGATTATTTGCTTTACAAGAACAAAAATATTTAATAAAACAAGTTCACGAAAAAATATTTCCAAATGTAACTGGACCCAACAGAATTGAACTGGATTCATTAGGAATGGTTTCTAGTTGGTTATTTTATTTTCAAAGAAGTGATGTTAATTTACGTAATGAATGGTCTAATTATACTAATTGGCCATATAATTATAGACCTGTAAATGTTATACAGGCTTCTACATCTGGAAATTATACTATTTATCGCACACAAGGTGGAGCTTTAGTTCCAGTTGATATAGGACCTGGTGTTAATCCTGATGGAACTTTAACAGGTTTAGTTATTAATCAAACTTATAATCTTCAAAATATAAAACCAATTTTAGTTGCTATGGGAATTTTATTAGATGGTTCTTATAGAGAAAATATTCAAGCTGCTGGAATTTTTAATTATGTAGAAAAATATATTAGAACTTCAGGAAATGCGCCAGAAGGATTATATTGTTATAATTTTTGTATTAATTCAAATAATGCCGATTTACAACCATCGGGAGCAATAAATATGAGCAGATTTTCACAAATTGAATTGGAATTTACAACTATTATTCCACCATTAGATCCGTTGGCTCAAAGTTTAACAATATGTGATCCTGAAACAGGTAATGTAATTGGAGTAAATAAACCTACATGGAGAATTTATGATTATAATTTTGATTTACATTTATTTGAAGAAAGAATAAATGTTGTAAACTTTATTGGTGGAAATGTTGGTTTAATGTATGCGACATAAAAATAAAAATTATAATTTGATATAAAAATTAAATAATAATATTTTAAACTAGATACGCATTTGAACCTGGAGGCGTGGTTTCAAAAAAAGCTCCTGTAGCTGAAATTGTTGTCGGATAATTTGGGGCATAATCTTGTATTTTGCCAGATGATGTATCCCCTATATTATATCTTTCTTCTTGATATTTATCATACAATTCTTGTTTTTTATTATACAGTTTTAAACCTTCATTGAACCCACGTGTCCATTTATCTACTCCCAAATATGGTTGTATTATTTGTGCTTCTTTTGATCCTGGATATACTTCTTCAAAATCCATACCATGATTATTATAACCCGTTGTTAAGGGACTATAATTTAGACCCTGATTTTGAGTTAATTTTCCACCATTATCATATGGACTTACCTCTTTTGTAGCACAACTATTTAAAGGTTTTGGACCAGGATTACAACCATAACAATCTATATCTGCTGTGCATTGTTCCCTTGTAATAGCACATTGTGCTTTTGGACCACAAAAATTTTTACAACTAACACGATCTGTTAAAGGCAAATTTACTGTATGACTATATAATGGTGAATTAATATCATTATAATCTATAACAGCATCTTTTGGATAAG